GATGCGGATGAGATTTTTGGAATTCAAGAACCTGCAACAGACGATAAACGAGAAGAAGTCTCTGATTCAGCTCAGGGACAACTTCAAGAAAGTGTTTCCTAACTCCGAGTACAAAGACCTGAGAATTCTAAACTCTCAGTCTAAGGGAAAGGACACGCTCGGATTGACCTGCAGCGGAACAGTTCAGGGTTCTCACGCGACAGAGAACTACAAGGTCTTCGTTCAGTTCCACAGAAAGACGCTGCAGGATCCGTGGGATCTTAACGCTCTGGTAGAGGTCAAGTGCAATTGCAACGCATTCCGCTACAACGTAGCATATCCTCTCTACCGTGAGAAGAACTACGCCGGAAGAGTCCCGAGCGTATCAATGATTCCGAACAGAGTCATCAATCCACAGAAGATTCCCACTTTCTGCAAGCACATTTACGCATACCTCAGATACTTGATTCAGCAGAAAGTGATAGAAATGTAGAATTTTTCTATATTTGAACTAAACAGGGTAAACTAATAATGGCAAAAAAGAAGTTTTTGATACAAGAGGAGACAGCCCCGACTATCAGAGAAGCAGATCTCACGGGAGTTCTAGAGAACAACATCACTGAGTATGGTCTGTCTGTCCTCGAAGACCGAATGATTCCGTCAGTAAGAGACGGCCTTAAGCCAGCACAGAGACGCCTCTTGAAGGCTATGTATGACATGAAGTGCTGGAATTCATCTCCGACAGTCAAGAGCGCAAGAGTTCTCGGTGACACTATGGGCAAGTATCACCCGCACTCAGAAGCATATAAGCCTCTTCAGACTCTCGTGAATCAGACATACAGTCTCGTTCAGGGTCAGGGTAACTGGGGAAGCGTAGATGACGAAGCTGCTGCTCCGAGATACACCGAGTGCAAGTTCTCTAAGCTCGGTCAGAAGTGCATGGAGTCTTACTGCGTAGCAGAAGAAGTTCCGAACTTCTCTGGCGAGTACATGGAGCCTATCGACATTCCGATGGACTTTCCGTGCTTCTTCGTCAATGGCGGTGACGGAGTGGGCGTAGCTATCACCTATCACACTCCAGACCACAACCTAGAAGAAGTCGTAGAAGCTCTGAAGATCGTCCTCAAGAAGTGGGACAACGTGAAGATGAAAGATCTCATGAAGGTCTTCCACGGTCCAGACAGCGTATCTGGCGGTAAGCTTCTCACACCAGTTGATGAACTGATCAAGATCTACGAGACTGGCGAAGGAAAGATGACTTACGAATGCGACTACAAGATCACGCAAGTCGGAAAGAAGAGCTACATTCTGAATGTCACTGGTTACTGTCCGACATTCAAGCCATCTACATTCCAAGCAGCTATGATCAAGCTCATGGACGAGAGAGTTGACGGGGATAGAATGGTCCAGTATGCTAATGACGCTTCTACTAAGGAAAATCCCTGCAACTTCGAAGTCATGTTCGTTGGTGAGGACACTTTCGAGAAGGAGATTCACAAGCATCTCATCAAAAACTACACTGTACAGTACTACGCTCTCGACAGAAGAAGAAGCGAGAATCCAGAGATCCGTGACATCGACACTAAGCTCCTCAAGCTAGGTCTAATCGACTACATGAAGATATGGCTAGACTGGAGAAGAGAAGTGGAAGCTAAGCTTTTGAAGGTTGAGAGAGCTGACACTGAGCTCAAATACTTCAAGACGATGTGCCGCATTGACGCTGCTAAGCACCTTGACGTGATCAAGAAGGCTCTCGAAGCAGACGAGACGGAAGACTACATCGCAAAGAATCTTCCGCTCTTCAAGAAGACCAAAGATCCACAGAAAGTCAAAGAAGGCGCTGAGTACATCACAGACTTGAAGCTCTCTGCCCTCAAGAAGGTAGACATTGAGAAGCTTGAGAAGGACTCTAAGGACCTGATCAAGGAGATGGAGAGAATCGACGCTGATCTCCTCGACATCGACAGTGTCATCTCAAGAAAGCTTGACGGTCTCAAGCCGTTCTTCAAGCCGAGAACTCTCAAGATCGCTTAACAGAGAATCCAAATAACGAAAGATCCGCTGGCACTCCGCTGGCGGATTTTTTGTGTTATAAATACAATATGATCAACGGTATAGTTTCAGCATTTGGCCCAAACACTGTCCCTAAGTGGACGAATGATACGCCTCTTGACGGCGAAGAGATGCAGAAGTCGCTCGACATGCTGCTAGAGAATGACAACTTGATGGCGTCTGGAATAGGTGAGAGAACCCTCATCGAGTGCGATGAGTACAATCAGCCTAAGAAATATAATGGCGAGACCATAATCAAGAAAGTCGTAGGTAGCCAGTGGTTTACTTATCCTTCTTCAAATACTGTAGGTGAAAGATATGGCGAAGTAAAAGTAAAGGTAGAAAACGCCGCAGACTACAACTCACTAGGCTATACTATTCCACTCCCGTTAAAGAACATGGGCAACGGAAATTGGTATTCTAATGGCCATCTAACATGTGAGCAAGCCATGAACCCTGACACACTGGGTCAATATATGAGACTATTCTGGGCTACGTCAGAAACACGTTGGACCAGAGTTATCGATGTTCAGGAAAAGCAGAGAAGCAGCCTTATAGGAACCAATTTTGAGATAGCTAAGTTCCGCATTCCGTGCGAGACAGGTGATCTTAACTGTGGAGCATCTACAAAGGGAAATGTTCAGCTGTATGGAACTATAGAGCTAGAGGTAACAAATTCTAGTGGAGACAATCCAGCTAACGAAAGTTTCCTTGATGCCAAGCTAGAGCCTGGAACATATAATTTCACTAAGCCATTTATTCCACTGTATATCATCGGAACTAACGGTAAAGGGATACCTTCAAAGACACAGATCATAAACATCGCTGCAAATATACCAGCAAGTTCATTCACGGGTGTAGAGCACAGTCTGAGACTCGAATTTGGACGAGGAGCAGCAACTCCATGGGTAGGATGCAAAGCTTCAACGCTGATGGTCACATATTGCAAGGGAACTGTATAAGAGGTTCAAATGGCACTTCCAAGATACTTCGAAAACTGGGGCGACTATTCAGAAAACGTCGGTAAGTGGACTCTCAATGACGAGGTCAAAAAGTTCACGCCTACTCAGTGGGACACTTATTCTCCTGTCGACCCAGATATGATGCAGGCGTCACTAGACGTTCTAGCAGAGAACGACTTCTGGCTCTTTAATGCGTGCTCTGGTGGTTACCCATTGCAGATCACTTGCTACAGGTCTGGACCTCATCATTCACGTCAGTCTCCAAGTGGCGAAGACTACAAGATGTCTAAGTTCAACCCATCTATGACTAGCAGAAATGATCCCAGAGGTAGCACTTTAGATACCCTAGAGATGACGCTTGCTCCTCCAACTCCGGAAGATATTACTAGAAGACTCCATCTCTGCGTAGACGAGTCAGGACCGAGATGGATGAACTGTGATCCTGCAGAAGTCTACTCAGTATTTGGGCATGGAGCATCGTCTGAAGATCCATTCAGACCGTTTCAGAGAAGTGATGCTAATACACCATCTGCTGCAAGATGGCTGTCTGAGCCAATCTATATTCCGTGCGATTCTGGTGTATGTGAGCATCAAGAAGATGGATATCTGAAGTTCACAATCGATGCTGATGGATACGTATGCACTCCAAAAGAAGGATTTCCGTATCATTACGATGTTTGGAATGACCCAGACGATCCAGAAAAAGATCCAGATGGGTGTATTCTTGATGTGTATCTGAATGACTACAAGCTCGGAAGCACAACTTTCGGAATTCAGGCATTCAAGACAGACGGAAGTGAAGTTACTCAAAAGGGCGTCATGGACACATCGTTCATAGTTCCAGCAGCTAATGTAAGCTCTGGCTATCTATCATTCCACAAGAGAAATGAGAGTACAGGAGAGCCGTTGTACTTCCAAGATATGGTAGTGAGAGTAGAGCGCTATCACACGGTCTCGTAGCCTGTTCGAAAAGTCATCTATAAATCAACTATCAAGGAAACTCAAATGGCAGTAGAAACTTCAATTGATGCATTGGCCCGCGAATTCGAGATAGAAGATGTTCGCGACGAAGTCCCGACAGCAGACAAGCAGAAACAGCAGAATCCAGTGACTGAAGCACAGACGCCTCCAGATCCAGTCAAAGAAGTGACTCCGGAAGATCCGATGAGCTTCTTGAACGACGATCAGATCCTAGCTCCGAGTCCAACTCCAGCGACTCCTCCTGTAGTGGACATAGACGGCGAAGACGAGGGTCCGTCCATAGCTGAGCTGAAAGAGAAAGTCAAGAAGGATCACAAAGAGATCGTATCGCTAGAGCAAGAAGTCAAGATCACGCAGAGATATGACTTGGAAGACAGAGCATACATGAAGGCTCAGCTCAAGTCTCTCATCTCTGACAACCGTGCTGTCATGGACTGCATAGAGTCGCAATTGAAGATCGGCGTGAATCCGCATCTATTCGACATCTACGCTAATCTCTCAAAGACAGTAGCCGACAACATCATGCGTCTAGCTAAGATCGACGAGACCATCACGAACTACAAGATCGTTGAAGACAAGGGCACTGGAAACATCAAGCACGATGTCGCTAAGGATCAAGCAGCGCAACAAGCTGCTAGCGGTCAGGCTCCAGCTGGCAGCTCTTACACTCAGATCAACAACACCTTCAACTTCGGAAGCCAAGAGCTCCTCAAGTTGATCAAGAGCGCAATGCCGAAAGTAGAGAAGGTCAAGCAGGAAGACCTCCCGAAATTCAACCTTCAGTAAGATTTTCAGATAAATAAGAAGTATGGGAAGACCTCTATACACAAAGTTTTCGACTTTTTACCGCATTTCGCAGAAGGAAGAGTTTCTACGCAAGCTCATCATGAGTCTGTGCAACAGAAATGACATATCCAACTACGACATTCTATACGACACGTACTCGAAGACGTTCGATAGAATATCGGAGGCTATTCAGCTGCACGACAAGATGAGAATCGTGTCTATGCTGTTGAACGACAACTCTGACACGAAGTTAAACAGAAGAATCTTCGACTACTTGACTTGCTCTACGACATTTAAGCTGTCTAAGAAGAATCTACTAGAGGTTTTAGAAAAACAGGAGATTTGATATGGATTTTGAGAATCTAAAATTCGCTGATGGACTCAA